TAAATATGGTAAGGTAAAATTTAAAGAAGAAGATCAACAGGTGTATTTACTTTTTGCTTATGATGTGATAGAATCCACAGTAGACAAGCCAAGAAAGTTGGAAAAAGATACTGATTTTAAAAATTACATTGGTAATTTATTGGTAGAAATTATGGGTAGTAACATTGAACAGGAAATAATTGATGAAGCTGGAACAAACGATATTGAAGAACCTCGTTTACAATGAGGAATATTTACGAAAAGTTTTACCATTTTTAAAGACAGAATATTTTAGTGATAATGTAGAGAGAACATTATTTAATGAAATTACATCATTCACGGAGACTTACAATAACACGGCAACGATTGAAGCACTTAGTATTGCCGTCAAAGAAAAGAGAAATCTTACAGCTGATGAAGTTCAGAGATGCGAGGACTATCTTCTCGAAATTGAAAAGATTAAGTCTACAGAAACCGAGGTTCAATGGCTTGTTGATAAGACCGAAAAATTCTGTCAAGAGAAGGCCATATATAACGCAGTATTGGGGTCTATTTCGATTCTCGATGGCAAAGATAAAAATCACGACAAAGGCCAGATTCCCAAGATATTATCGGACGCTTTAGCAGTAAGTTTTGATAACTCCGTTGGCCATGACTACTTACAGGACTCAGATGCTCGATATGAATTCTATCACAGAAAAGAGGAACGAATCCCATTCGACCTCGATTACTTTAACAAGATCACAAAAGGTGGTTTACCAGCTAAGACGCTTAACATTGCTTTGGCGGGGACTGGTGTTGGTAAATCTCTTTTTATGTGTCATGTGGCTGCTTCGTGCATGGTTCAGGGTAAAAATGTCCTTTACATCACTTTGGAAATGAGTGAAGAAAAGATTGCAGAACGAATTGATGCCAATCTATTGAATGTTACTATTGATGATTTGATTGAGTTACCAAAAGATATGTATGATAAAAAAGTTAATCGTGTCCGTGAAAAGACTACAGGCAAACTTATTATCAAAGAATATCCAACCGCTTCAGCATCAACTATTCATTTTAGGACACTATTAAATGAACTTAATCTCAAGAGGTCTTTTGTACCTGACATTATATTTGTTGACTATCTCAATATTTGTTGTTCTGCTCGTATTAAGGCTGGCGCAAATATTAATTCCTACACCTACGTTAAAGCAATTGCAGAAGAATTACGTGGCCTTGCTGTTGAGTATAATGTTCCTATTGTATCTGCTACACAAACTACCCGCTCAGGATTTACTTCCAGTGATCCGGGACTTGAGGATACGAGTGAGTCGTTCGGACTTCCCGCCACCGCAGACTTGATGTTCGCTTTGATTTCTTCTGAAGAACTAGAAGAACTTGGTCAGATTATGGTTAAACAATTGAAGAATCGATATAATGATCCAACATTCCACAAACGATTTACTCTTGGTGTTGATAGATCCAAAATGAAACTATATGATGTTGAACAGGCTGCACAAATGGGTATCGCAGATGCTGGCCACGATAAGCCTTTGAACACATTTGGTACCAGAGAAGATAGACCAAAGAAATCATTTAGTGGATTTAAAGTATGATGATCAATAGGGATCAGGCACTTCATTGTGCTGGTGTATTTAAAGATTACTTTAGTAACATTGGAAGTACCGAAGAATACATGCGTGATGAGAAACTGAAGAATGTGGCTGATATGCCATCTTCTTTATTTCCAATTGAAGATGATTTATTCTCCGATTTCACAATGCACCCAAAAGATATGGATATTGAAGTGTGTGAAATACCAAACGATGTTTGGGAACCTTTACTTGCCATTACCAGTTCACACATCAATAAAGCACCAGTTGGTAAGAATATTCAATTGGCAGTCAAAGAAAGAAACTCAGGAAAGATTCTAGGATTCATTCGTTTGGGTTCACCAGTAATCTATATGAAACCTCGTAATGACTACCTAGGACAAGTTTGGATTCAAAATGAAGATACTGCCAAGCGGTTCAATACGGCTTGTGTTATGGGTTTCGTAATTGTACCATCTCAACCATTTGGTTTTAATTATCTAGGCGGTAAACTTTTATCTGCCATTTGTGCCAGTCATACCGTAAGAGAAATCTGTAATAAAAAATACGATATGAATATCTGCTTGTTTGAAACTACCAGTTTATATGGAAGTACCAAATCGGTTTCACAATATGATGGCATGAAACCTTACATTCGTTTTAAAGGCTTAACAGAATCAGATATTGTGCCAATGATGCACGGCCAAAGATATACTGATTTGAAAAAATACGTGGAGGATATTACTGGTGATTTATTGGGTGGAGATACTTCAACAACGAGTAGAAAACTCAGAACATTCACTAAGATTATTGCTCTCACCAAAGCTGCTTTAAAAGGAACACCTGAAGGAGATGCTTTCTCTTTAACGATTGACAATGCCAAAAAGTTGACAGAAAAGAAACGATATTATATTTCTGATTATGGATTTAAAAATACTGTTGATTACATGAATTGTAAGACCGACAAACTTTTACCTGGTGAAAATTACAAGAAACATGAACTATCAAATGTAATCGAATGGTGGCGGAGTAAAGCTATAAATAGATATGAAACCCTTAAAGCTGAGGGTAGATTACGAACAGAACTTGAAGTATGGACTTCAGGTAAAGACATTCAAATTATTAGGTAAAAAATGGCAAAAAAAGAAGATGCTCAAGAAACTGCTCAAGCATTATTTTGTGCTTTAGCTGATTTTCATGGTGTGGCCAACATCGATAAAATCTTTAATGAAAAAGCATATCCATCTTATTTTGATTTTAAGGCTTTTTGGAACAAAAAATACCCAAACGCTAGTATAGAGAAAACATTTCAAAAGAAACTTTTATCTGGTAAATCTTCACTACAAGAAGTTGAAGATTTGTTGTATGGAGTTCAAGAAAAATCTAAAAGTAAAAAAACAGAGTGGTACCGATCTTCTTTACACATTGCCGCACAGTTGATGAAAGACATCTCCACCATTTCAAAAAATTTTAATTATATAAAGTCGAAAAATTGGTCTGATATTTTTTATGCTCAAGGTGATAAAGAAGTTATGGAAAATATTGCGAAACTTTATAAAAAAGCCAACGACAATCAAAAAAAATTAATAGAAAACAAAAATAAAAATAAAGCTCCTGCATCTGAAATTATAAAAATTTCAAGACCTTTTGATAACATTAATAAATGGTCCACGGCTGATATTTATTTTGCTTCTGATGATGCCAAAAAACAAATTTCAGATTTAGTATCCGAAAAACAATTAGATTATACAAAATTAAATGCGTTTATAAGTAAAAACATTTCAAATGGTGATATATTGCCATTATCATTAAAAAAACAACCAAATGAAGTTAAAATTTTAAAAGTTAATTTCAATCGACCCCAAGAACAAAAAGACATTGATAAGTTGGAATATGGTGGTATTAGTAATTGGAAAAAATATGATGAAAATACTGATATAAAAAAATATACAAGAACACTATTAGTTTATATGTCAAAAGATAAAAGCATGGAATTACAAATGCGCCACGACCCCTCAACAGAAGGTTACAAAGGTGTTGTAAAACTTTCAGGTGCAGGTGCTTTTGAGGGCAGTTTATCTGCTGGACCTATAGCTGATCTATTGTGCACAATAGATTTATCTTTTGGAAAAAAATGGTATAAAGTATATCAAGATGCAAACAGAATTTTTAAAGACTATAAAGTAATTCTTGATAAAGAACTAAAAGAAAAAGATAGAGATCAATATGATGAAAAAAGAGAAAAAGCCAGTGCAAAAGTTACAAACGAAGTAAATCCTGTTTTGATTAGTTGGCTAAATAAGGACAAACAAAATGCAGACCTTTTCATTCGTAATGTTTACACCTACGCAACTGCTCGTTCTACAAATTCATCAAAATATGTTATAGCAAAATAAAATGACCCTAGACGATATAGAAAACGCAATCTTTCAAGGCCAAAAAGGTTTCGACCAAGCACTTGACCTTATAGAAAGATACAAAACAAATAAAAAACATTTTCTAAATGATGGAAGATTGATTGCTATTAATCAACGAGTTAATGGTGTCAAACAAAAATTAAATACCATACCAACACAATTCTTAAATAAAATATCAGTAACAATTAGATATAAAAACTATATTAGAAGTGTTACACCGGTTGGTAAAATAGAAAGTGTAAGCGCTACAGCAACAAAAGTTTTAGAGATAGTAACTGAAGATAGTAACAAAAGAATATTGAGTGCAAAAGAACCTGCTACCAAAAGAAATAGACAATATGAAAAAACCGAAGTAATAAAGTTCTTTCATCAAAATTACAATTCTATCGTTGCCTTGTTCGAACTATATAATTTACTACAAGATATAAAAGATGTGATTAACAATTAGGTGATAATATGGCTTTAGTTGATTTCGATAAAGTATTACAAGAATATACTGACGATGATGATGATTTTGGTTTTTCTGCCGTTTCTGAAGAAGAATATAATTCAGTTATAAACAAAACAGCAGAGACCGCTGATGACTATAAATTAAGATTGAATGAAGTTGAGAAAATGATTATTCCTTTCCTTAAAAAATTACATTCAACCGGAGATAAAGAATACATATATTGGCCGAATCGTAAACCAATTATAGAGAAACAAATAGAGAGAATACTGAAACTAACACGAGATTAAATTATGTCTGCTACTGTGATTATACCAACCACTGGATCACCAGAGGTTAAAACTGCCGTTGAATCTGTTTTGAACCAAAGCCATCCTACAGAATGTTATGTTGTTATTGATGGTGATGAACATCTAGATAAAACAATACAAGCATTAGGTTCAGCTGTTGATGATATACGAGTTCATATATGTTCATTACCAATCAATGTCGGGGCCAAAGGGTTTTATGGTCACCGTGTCTATGCTGCCTTCACACACCTAATCAATACAGAATATGTTGCCTATCTTGACCAAGATAATTGGTTATATCGGTCTCACGTGGAAAGTTGTATCAAAACAATCAACACAAGAAGTTTGGATTGGTGTTATTCCCTACGACAAATATATAATAAAGAAGGTAAATTTGTTTGTTTTGATGATTGTGAATCATTAGGTAAGTGGCCAA